TGGCTTCTGATGTTCTATCGATTGTTGGTGAGAATGGGGTTGCTACATTGTACATTGGTACACCAAAATCTGATAACTACGGAAGTTCGGCAGATTCGTTTCAGTTAGATTTGGGTCCGTGTGAGAAGGAGTTTGACCTTCGAATCCCTATGGAAATCTTCAAAGTGATTCCGGGTGCGTATAAGCTAGTTGTTGACAGCAATCTTTTCATTCATCTTGCCTCAGTTGATACTTCCTTGGAGTATTGGATTGCGGCCCAACCAGATTCGAAGGTATAATGAATACAAATGATGAGCAGTTTCCGTGGGTTGAGAAATATCGCCCTCGCACCGTGAAAGAGTGTATCCTTCCGAAGCATTTGCTGGACACGTTCACCGAGTTTGTCAAGAATGGTCAGATTACCAACATGACCTTTGATGGTCCGAAAGGAAGCGGGAAGACCACCGTAGCCAGAGCCTTGTGTGAGGAACTGGGGTGTGATTTCATCTTCATCAACGGGTCTGAGGAAAACGGCATTGACATGCTTCGCACCAAGCTTCGGAATTTTGCCACGACCGTGTCGTTTAACGGCGGGGTCAAAGTCGCTATTATTGACGAGGCCGAGTATCTGAATGCAACCTCAACACAGCCAGCGTTCCGTTCTTTTATGGAGGAGTTTAGCAAGAACTGTCGCTTTATCTTTACGTGCAACAACAAAAATCGTTTGTTGCCAGCGTTGCTGTCTCGTGCCCCTGTCATCGATTTTAAGATTCCTGAGGACGAGCGGCCCAAGATGGCCAGTAAGTTCCTTGCTCGTTTGAAGGAGATTTTGGCGGCAGAGGGTGTGGAGTATGACGAGAAGGTGCTGGTTCAGGTTGTCTTGAAGTTTTTCCCGGACTATCGTCGTATCCTTGGTGAGCTTCAGATTTACAGCTTGAGTGGAAAGATTGACGTAGGTATCCTCGGGAAGTTGGTAGACACCAACCTCAAGCCATTGATTGACATCTTGAAGGAGAAGGACTTCAAGAAGATGTGTCAGTGGGTGGTAGACAATGAGGTTGACGATTCAATTTTTTCTAATCTTTTTGAAGAAATTAACGATAAAATTGTAGAAATACCACAGTTGGTCATACTTTTGAATGACTATTCTTTCAAATCTTGTTTTGTTACCGATAAACAGTTGAATTTGATTGCATTTTTCACCGAATTGATGGCTACAATAAACTTTAAGTAAGTACAAATCAGCCTTTGTATAAATACTCTTGTCTAAATAGGAGAATTTATGTTCAAAGAAAACAAATATAGTATTTGGTATTTTAATCTAATTGCTAAGGCTAACAAAAGAAATCTTATAAAAGGTGTGGAAAGGCATCACATTATACCAAAGTGTTTGGGCGGGAAAAACACATCAGAAAATATTGTGAGGTTGACTTACAGAGAACATTATATAGCACATGTTCTTTTGACTAAAATGCATGACTCAAAAAAACTCATAAATGCATTATGGCAAATGAGTTTCAAAAACAAAGGAAAATATTTTAATAGTCGTTTGTACGAGTTTTCTAGAGCTAAATATGTTGAGTCAATTTCTGGTGAAAATCATTGGTCAAAAAAACCCGGATTTGAGACAAATCGATGGAGTGATGAGAGAAGAAAATCTTTTTCAGAAGCGGTATCAGGAAAAAACCATTTCTCTAAAAGAATTGATATGTCAAAACACACGGAAATGATGCGTTCTAAAATAAGTGAACAAAAAAAGACGGAAATTATCGAACATGCAAGAAAAAGGTTTATTGAAGATAACCCGATGAAAAAAGAACGAAATAAAATCTGGGCAAGAAAGCCAAAAGAAATAGTTGAATGTCCATACTGCAAAAAACAAGGCGGTAAACCTGTTATGATGAGATATCACTTTGAAGAGTGTAAACAAAAATGACACTTGCTAAAGTACTTGGCATAAAGCCAGAACCAAAGAAGGTTGAGGAAATTGAGAAGAAAAGGCCAAGTATCAGCCCCTTCGATTTCGTCAAGGACATTCAGCACGGGCATACTAATCTTATTGTCGATGAGTGGTCTGAGAAACAGTATAATCCTTTTATGATTAATAGAGCCTTGGGTTTTTGCCAAGACACTGTTATTCAAGCCAATGAAATGAACAGCCGACCCGGATTGTCAAAAAAGATGCAAAATCTGTTTCTTCTCAACACGATTCGTTCAAAGAAGCGATTTGCTCCTTGGGTTAAGGCTGAGAAAATAGAGGCATTGGACTTGGTGAAGCGTTATTATGGATATAGTAATGCTAAGGCTCGTTCAGTTCTGAAGGTTCTGACAACCCAACAAATTGACTATATAAAAGAAAGACTGAACACAGGTGGTTGAATGCGCCTAAGAGAACATTTTTGACCATTCAAACCGTGCCATTGAACTAGTAAAGCCTTAGTCATAATTTTTCCACAAACCACACACTCAAACCGAACTCTTTTTTTAGCAGATTCCGACATTAGTATTTTCGTTTCCTCGGAATGATGTTCTCCTTTCATTGGGGAAATTCTACCCATGTTTGCTTTACTGATTCGTGCCTTTCTTTCATCAGAACACGGTGGCAATTTCATTCCTGTGGTGATACCACCCCTCTTTTTTCTAGCTACAGACATCTTTTGTCTATGTTCATAGGATTTTGGTTTACCCTTTAAAGCATTTGAAACAGCCAGTCTGCGAGCCTCTTCTTTGGTTATTTGACCTGACAGAGCCATCCACGCTATATAATCTTCTTGTCTACCGTGTTCATCCCATAGTTTTTTGTGAGCTTTAGCATGTTCTTCAACCGTAAGAAGAATAAGATTAGATGGTTCGTTTGAACCATTAGCGTGTTTGGGAATTATGTGGTGTTTGTGGTATGATATTGACATGGTGTTGTTGGTTGAGGTTCAACCTTATTTATACAATGTCTATTTCTTATAGAACCTAAACGAAAAAGATGATAGTTATAAATACACCTGTATGTTGTGAAAAGTGGAAACAAACTATATAAACAGGTGGCTAATCATGTCCCAAGACCTTTTCGACCTTCATTTCCCAGACATAGAATATTTCCCGGCTGAAGTATTTCTAAAATCCCCAGACGATTTTCTTAAGATTCGTGAAACTCTTTCCCGCATTGGGGTGGCTTCACGAAAAGACAACACACTCTATCAGAGTTGTCATATCTTACATAAACAAGGTCGTTATTTCATCACGCATTTCAAGGAGTTGTTTGCGTTGGACGGAAAGAGTACTGATTTTTCTTCTAACGATGTACAGCGTAGAAATGCTATTGCCCATTTGTTGGCCGATTGGGGATTGTTAGAAATCGCAAACACCGATGCGTGTGAGGATGTGGCACCCATGTCTCAGATTAAAGTGTTGTCATTTGGCGAAAAACATGAATGGAACTTGGTCACAAAATATACCATAGGAAAAAAGAAATGAGACTGTTGCTTATTATGTTAATTTTGAGTGTGACGGCGTGTTCTCCTTCGGTTGAAACCACACCAACCCCGGTGGTGAGCGATACGACCCCGAGATTTACGTTTGAGTCGGTTATGAGAAAGTCCATTCAACGCAGAAACCCATAATGTTCAAACCTGTGTATGCCATTGGGGATTCCCATAGTGGAACTTTACACCCATGGTGTCACGCGATTAACTGTGGTGCAGAAACCATCTACACCTTGACAACAGGACGAACCGAACGTATTATTCTAGGGTTGACTCAAATGGGTCAAATTTCCCGGAATGCATTGTGGGTATTTTGTTTTGGAGAAATTGACATTCGGTGTCACGTTCATAACCAAATTCATGTCAAGCATCGGGACGAACACGAAGTACTTTCCAAATTGGTTGATGACTATCTAGCCAAAATTGAGACGTTGCACGATGATATCGCGGTCATGAGTGTAGTCCCGCCAGTGTATTATGACAACAGAAAACATGAGGTTGATGCTGACCCCGCTTCGTTGATTTATCAAATTCGTGGGTCTGATGAAGAGAGAAGTCGGTATACCGAGTTCTTGAATTTATATTTGGAAGAACAATGTGCGAGTAATGGGATTCCGTATCTGGACATTTATTCTCTGTACAAGGACGAAAAGGGAATGTTACCGATTGATATTTCAGACGGAAATGTTCACATACTAAATAGAAGTAAAGTTGAAGTGTTTTTGAAGTCGATAGGTTTAATTCCATAACAAGTGAGGATAACATGGCAGTAAAATGTGTTCGTTTGACTACCGGAGAAGAAATCATTGCTGATGTAACAGAACATGAGGGCGGGATGACACTTTCTGTTCCAGCAAATATTTTCTTGCAACCCAATAACAAGGGTCAGGTAACAGTATCTCTAATCCCGTTGTTTCCATACGCGGAAAAGAAAGAGTTCGTGTTCCCCGCCTCATCTATCGTGGTATCCTTTCATCCAAGTAAGGAACTACATAATGAGTATAATCGTTTGTTCGGAAGCAATTTGATTATTCCGACTGTTGATTTGGACCGGAAGCAACTGATTACCGGATAGGGCTTGACAACGTAGGTGTGATGTGGTAGATTATGATGTTGGTGAGTAGTAGTGTCATTGCGCTTCGGGGTGGTTTCCGCGAGGGTCCACCTGATAGATACGGAAGCGTTCGTGGGCCGAACAAGGACGGCGTTAGTAGCGAAAGTGTGAGGCGTCCCCAAGGGTTTTCCGGTTATTCTTCTCCAAGCCGAGAAGTGTTTTACCCAAGGGTCATCTACTCATCAACAACATCATGATTGTTTTACATTCAAGCTCCGGAGTGAGTGAATGCGGTTTTACACGAACGTGGCCAGCCACGGTAAGTTTTTGTTGGTGCGTAGTATTCAGGACGGAAAGCATGTTCAAGAGAAGATTCCGTTCCGCCCAACCCTCTTTGTGAATTCTGCCAAAGAGTCAAAGTACAAGACCCTGAGTGGGCGTTCGGTTGAGCCAATCGAATTTGATGACCTCAACGAGGCCAAAGACTTCCTCAAGCGATATGAGGATGTCACAGACTTTCCGATTTACGGAAACACATATTTTACCTATCAGTATATTTCCAAACAGTATTCAAACAATCTTGAATACGATTTGTCTAAGTTGCGTGTATGTTCGTTGGACATTGAGGTAGAATCCGAGAGCGGGTTCCCCGAGCCACGAGCCGCAAAAGAAAAGGTATTGCTCATTACCTTGCGAGACAAGCACACCAAAGAAACCATCACGTTTGGAACCAAACCGTTTGATGTGTCTACTATCAAACATTTTGACCCCACCAACTATACCTATGTGGAGTGTCGGGATGAACAAGAATTGTTCCGAAGTTTCCTTCGGCATTGGAAGAATGCCTACCCAGATGTCGTTACAGGGTGGAACAGTCACAACTTCGACCTTCCCTATCTTATCAACCGAGGATTCAAGATTCTTGGCGAAGGGGAGATTCTAGACATTTCCCCGTGGAGAAATGTCCGCGAACGCATTGTTTTCATCAACCAGCGGGAAGTTCAGAACTACGACATTGTCGGAATTGCCAGCCTTGACTATCTAGACTTGTACAAGAAGTTTGGTTCCTACAATGTGCAAGAGAGTTACAAGCTGGACTACATCGCCAAGCAGGAACTAGGCCGTCAAAAGCTTGAGAACCCTTATGATACGTACAAGGAGTTCTATAGGAAAGACTGGAACCTATTTGTGGAATACAACGTAGTGGACACCCTACTCGTAGACGAGTTGGAAGGCAAGATGAGTTTGATTGACATGGCCATCGCCATGGCGTATGACTCGCGGTGTAACTATGTGGACGTATACCACGCCGTGCGGTTGTGGGACTGTATCATTCACGATTTCCTCATGGCCAGAAACATTGTGGTGCCACAACGCCCAAAGGATTTGATGGTGAGGAAGATTGAAGGGGGATACGTCAAACTACCATCCCCAAATCGATACAACTGGATTATGAATGTGGATGCCGCGTCAGAATACCCATCCATCATCATGCAGTGGAACATGTCTCCTGAAACATTCCGGGGGGTGTGTCCAGATGTTACCGTGGAGAAAATGTTGCAGGGGATTCGACCAGAACTGAATGAGGATGTGTGTCTCGCCGCCAACGGTGCGATGTTCAGTAAAGCAAAAAAGGGAGTTTTCCCAGAGATTGTAGAGAAGATTTTTGCTGAACGTGTCTTCTACAAGAAGAAGATGATTGCGGCACAGAAGGAGTATGAGAATACAAAGGATGCGTCTTTGTTGAAAGATATTTCCAAGTACAACAACATTCAGATGGCCAAGAAGATTCAGTTGAACTCGTTGTATGGGTCGTTGGCCAACGAATGGTGTCGATTCTACAACAGCGACATTGCCGAGGCGGTGACGATGACAGGTCAGTACGTCATTCGGAGTGTGGGTACCGGGATTGACAAATACCTGAACAAATTGGTGGGAACCGAGGGTCTTGAATACACCTTCTATTCAGATACCGATTCCTGTTATATCACGTTTGAGCGTTTGGTCCAAAAGCATTTCTCAGGAAAGACGCCGGAAGAAATTGTAGACCTGTTGGATAAGATTTTTGAAGACAAAGTAAGCAAGGCTATTGCCAAGGTTACTGATGATATCTTTACCTTTACCAACTCACTTCAGCAGAAGATGTTCTTCAAGCGGGAGTCCATTGCCAACACAGGCATTTGGGCGTCGGCCAAGAAGCGATATGTGATGAATGTGTACGATTCTGAGGGGGTGCGATACAACCCACCAAAAATCAAAATCGTAGGAATGCAATCAAATCGAAGCGATACCCCAGAAGTGGTGCGTGGCAAGTTGAAAGAAGCTTTGAAAATCTGTCTCAACGGGGACCAAAAGACCATTCAACAGTTCATCAAGAATTTCCACGACGAGTTTGTCCGGATGCCTGTGGAGAAAATCTCGTTTCCCAAGGGTGTGAATGATTTGGAGAAGTATGCTAACGCTCGAAGCATATATAGTAAGGGTACACCGATTCACGTTCGAGCGGCGTTGCTGTTCAACCATATGGTAAAGAAGAACGGGTTGGAAACAGTGTACGAGGGAATTAAGAGTGGTGACAAGATGAAGTTTGTCTATCTCCTTGAACCAAACCCCGTGGGAGAAAACGTAATTGGGTTTGTTGGTTCATTGCCCAAAGAATTTGAGTTGGAGCCGTATATTGATTATGAGAGAATGTTTATGAACTCGTTTGAAAAGCCGATTACTTCGACACTAACGGTTATTTCATGGAATGCACGACCACAGGCTGTTTTGAATTTTCTACTAGGAGATTAACATGGGATTGATTGAACGGTTGTTGAAGAATAGCACCAGTGACTTTACTGATGTGATGGCGGATTCGGAACTTTTTGGACAGAAGGATTTTGCTCCTACGTTGGTTCCTGCCGTGAACTTGTTGTTGTCCGGTTCGTTTGCTGGGGGTATTTCCCGTGGACACACCACTTTTGCCGGGGCGTCCAAGCACTTCAAGACGGCGTTCTTGATGTTGTGTGTCCGGGCATATTTGGACAAACATCCCGATGGCGTCTGTCTTTTCTATGACACGGAGTTTGGTGCCCCACAGGAGTACTTCACCACATTTGGTATTCCCCTTGATAGGGTGGTACACACTCCAATTCACAGCGTGGAAGAATTGACACACGATATCATGACGCAGTTGAACGACCTCAAACGTGAAGACCACGTGATTATCATTGTGGACTCATTTGGTAACATCGCGTCAAAGAAGGAGCTTGAGGATGCGTTGGAGGGTAGTGAGAAAGCCGATATGACTCGCGCCAAGAAACTCAAGGGGTTGTTCCGCATGATTATCATGCAGTTGAACACAAAGGACATCCCGATGATTAGCGTGGGACATACCTATAACACCTTGGAACTGTACAGCAAGCAGATTTTGTCTGGTGGCACCGGATACTATTATGGAGCTAATGATATCTTTTTCGTTGGGCGTAATCAGGAAAAGAACGAGACTACGAAGGAGATTGAGGGATTTAACTTTGTTTTGAACGTGGAGAAATCGCGTTTTGTCCGGGAGAAGCAGAAGATTGCGATTGAGGTAACCTTTGACGGCGGTATCAACATGTGGTCAGGGTTGCTAGAAATGGCTCTTGAGAGTGGGCATGTCATTAAGCCCAAACAGGGGTGGTATCAGAAAGCCTCGGATTCTAGCAAGAGCTACCGAGAAAAGGATACCAACACCGCAAGCTTCTGGCTCCCGATTCTTGAAGACGCCACGTTCAGCGAGTGGGCTGAGAAGAAGTATCGTCTGGCCAAGGGGGAAATCATCAAGGACATTACAGACGACGAAATCGAATCGGATATGAATGATGCCTAGATTCGAAGTGGTGGTGATTGAAACGGATGGGTTTGGTTGGAATCGCCGTCTGGAAGATACCGTTTTCTTCCAGACGGAAGAGGCGGCAAAGGCGTTTCAAAAGGCATACAACGCAGAAGGAAACATGCCACAAATTGAAGGAAATATTATGATTGCTCTTCAACCAAAGGAAGTACCAAATGACCAACAATGACTATACAGGCCCGAAATACACCGTACACGATTCGGCCAAGCACGAGGAAAAAGGAATCCCGACGAACTTCTACATCAGAATTGAAAGCGGTCCTTACGCTGGTGTGGAATATACCTATTCAAAGGTGCAGAACAAGGGTGTTGACGATGATGACCAGTACCACTTGACTTTTGACTATGTGGTGCTATATTCCCCACCGCACCTCCCTCGGGTTGTTCAGCGGGATTTCGAAGCGGTCTTGTGGGAGATTTTGTGTGTCGTGCTTGAAGAAACCGCACAAGCTATCGCCAAGAAAGAACTTGATAAACTAGAGGTAGAGTTTGTAGACGAGTTAGACACAACAGTTCCAGATGAATTTCACCCAGAAGAGTTTGTTCAAAAACCGGAGAGTGACTAATGATTCGACGTTTTACGATGTACCGTCGTGGAGATTTGTCCGCTACACACAACGACCAGCTTGTGGCCCCACCAGACCAGCCCCAGTACGAAGGGGTGGTGTTCAGCGACGGCACTACGGTGTTGCGTTGGTGTACCCCGTTGAAGTCTACTTCTGTATGGGCCTCATTGGAAGATGCGCTGGGGGTTCACGGACACCCGGAAGAGCGATATGGTTCTGAACTAGTGTGGCATGATTAATGGTTAACATGGAATCCCTCATCATCACGCATTTGTTGCATGATGATGAGTATATGCGAAAGGTGTTACCGTTCCTGAACTTGGATTATTTTTCAAGTTCAGGCGACCGGAAAATTGTATCCATGGTTCAGAAGTTTGTGGAGCAATACCGAGTTTCTCCGACGGTTGAGGCGTTGAACATTTTGGTTCAACAAGAAACCAACTTGAAGGAAAACGAGTATAAGGAGATTGTTTCCACGTTAGAGTCGTGTGTCAAAAAGACCGATACGCCATTGAATTTTCTTGTTGACGAGACTGAAAAGTTTTGTAAAGAGAAGTCTTTGTTGAACACCATTCGTCATTCGCTTAAGATTATTGACGGGTTGGACCCCAAGTTTAGTAAGGATTCTCTTCCGGGGTTGTTTCAGGAAGCCTTGGCGGTTGGGTTTGACAACAGCGTTGGTCACGATTACACCGAGGATGCAGAAGCCCGATATGAGTATTACACGAACGACGAAGTTCGTATTGCATCAGATTTGGCCATGTTGAATCTTATCACTCGCGGCGGCGTCAAACGTAAAACGTTGAATATCATCATTGCGGGTATTCACGTGGGAAAGACCATGGTGATGTGTCACCTTGCCGCCGCGTACAAGAGTTTGGGATATAACGTGCTGTACATCACCATGGAAATGGGTGAGGAAGAGATTGCCGAGCGTGTTGACGCCAATTTGATGAATGTGGCGGTAGACGATTTGGCTACCATGCCAAAGAATATGTTCATGAGTCGGATTGAAAAGATTCGGAACAAGTCTGAGGGTCGGTTGATTATCAAAGAGTTTCCGACATCTGGCGCACACGC